TTGTTAAATCTTTTAATATGATTCAAGATTTAAAAAATATAGTTCAAACTCAACAAAGTCAAATAAACATATTAGTTGATGAAAACACGATGCTTAAGAAAAAAGTTGAGACTTTAGAAAAAATAGTAAACATTAATTTTTATACAAATTCAAATGGCAACATATAAACAAACTAGATTAAAGCACTATGTACACTCAGAGGTTTACCATGCTGACCCTGCCTATAGTGCTTCTGATCTCAAGCTTATAACCAGCACTTGTCCACAAGTTTTTTATCAAAGTAAATACGAAAAGCAAAAAATAGAACACGAACCAGCACTTAAAAAAGCTTTCAGAGTTGGTGAGCTATGCCACGCATTTACCTTAGAACCAGACAGAGCAAAGGCATCATATAGTGTTTGTCTTAGCAGAGCAACAAAAGCTGGTAAAGTACAAGCAGAAGAGATGGCTGCAAAAGGTATAGAACCTATATCAAATACAGAATACGAACTAGCATCTAGTGTTGCTAATGCTGTACATACACACCCTCTTGCCAAACAACTTCTTTCTAAAGGCTTTGCCGAACAAAGTTTTTGGAAAGATGATAAAGAAACAGGGCTATCTTGTAAAGCCAGATGCGACTTTATTAATGGCGATACTATTATCGACCTAAAAACAACTGGCGAGGGTAACAGCAACCCAGAGAAGTTTATAAAGTCAGTTGCTAACTACCTCTATCATCTACAGGCTGCTCATTACTTAGAAGTAATCGGTGCAAAGCGATTTGTATTTATAGCAGTTGAAAAAGTCTTTCCTCATGCCATAAGCATCACAGAGTTAGACGAAGATGCACTTGCCGAAGGCAGATGGCTAAGACAAGAAGCACTTAAAAAGATTAGTAAATGCCATACAGATTCTTATTGGCAGGGCTACTCAGAAGAGATCCACAAACTCAGCTTACCAAGTTGGGCATACAAACAAACCTAAAACAATGACAGAAACACATCCATACGCTGCAGTAGCAGCAGCTTTACAAAAAGCACAAGCAGAATTTCCAACAATGGGCAAGACCAAACAAGTTGGTGTAGGTTCTTTTGGTTACAGCTATTTACCTTTGGAACAAATGCTTTCTTTGGTTACACCTGTTCTTCTTAAGAATGGTCTTTGTATTTCACAAGGCTTTGGCTGTAGTGCTACAGGCGAAACACTTATAGTTACAAGACTTATTCATAAAAGTGGTGGCATGATTAAAAGCGAACTGCCAATATTTTTATCAGAAAAAGATATGGCTAATCCTAAGAAAAACCAAACCCATATATGGGGTGGTGCAGTTACATACCAAAGAAGATACAGCATTAAGTTGATCTTAGGTCTTGAGACAGATATGGATTTTAATATGGAAGAAGAAGAAAAAGTGCAAGAAAAAAAAATAAATAAAGGCGAAGTTATAGAAACATTACGAGAACAAGTACAAGCAAAGGTATCTAATCAACCAGATACCGATGCAACTTTTGGTCTAGCAAAAAATGCAATATTAAACGCAAAAAGCAGAGAACAATTAACAGACCATCAGAAAAACATTGCAACTCGATTTACACAAGGAAAACTGACTATTACACAAAAAGAGGAATTACAAACTCTTATTGTTAATAAGATAAAGGTACTTAAATAATGGAACAAGACCAGCCTTATCTATCAACCAAAGACCTCGCAGAAAGATATGGTATTACTCAAAGAACCATCAAGAAATGGCGAACTAATACCAGACGAGGTAAAGCAGAAGGTCCAGAGTGGTACAACGTATCACGACAGGCTACTGCTATGGGTAAACCTCTAATCAGATATGCCCTACCTCATGTTCTTGCATGGGAAGAAACAAATTCAATTACACCTATCAAATCTTTTTAATTATGGCTTACGAAAATTTATTTCAAGGACGTTTAGTTCTTTTCAATAACTCTGAAAAAAAATCAGAAAAGTCACCAGACTTAGGTGGCAACATAGAATACACTTTGCAAGATGCTATGGCACTAGCAGAGTGGATTACAGCCCAAGAGGGCGAAGATAATTATGCTGGTGAAAAGGTAGTCAAGATACCTGTTAGTGCTTGGCATAGAGAATCTAAAAATGGCACATCTTTCATATCAGGTTCCACTTCAGTATTAAAAACTGAAAAAGAAGAACTACCTTTTTAACATGGCAAAAATTCTAAGAAAAGTTTCTGATCCTAAATTACCTCTCAACGTCGCAGTATTTCAAGACCATTTAGCACTTGGTCTTGAGTGCTTTGAACTTGATTGGTTTGACTTTAAACCAATGACTTGCTCTAATGAAGAATATGGTGATGGTCTTGCTTTTTCACAACTAGATGTTGGCCACAAAGATTGCTGCAAAACTGAATATTGTTTAATTATTTCTAATCATGGTATACATTTTCCTAACCAAAAAATTATGCCTTTTAGTAACGAACAACCACCAACAAAAATGGCCTTGCTTGTTTTAGCAGCAATGGTAATGGTAGAACCACTTAACTTTAAATGTCCAGAATGCGACCATGAGTAATAAAAAAAAACAAAAACTTATAAAAGAACTGCAAAGACAAGTTGCAGATTTGCATAAATTTCAAGAAGATTTTAAAAAAAATATTCCTGATAGTGATAATATGAATTTAAGGGATTTACAATATATGAATGGAATAATGGAAAAAATGAAGTTAGAACATGAAACAGTTTTAAGAGAATATTACAACTTTAAAGAATTATGAGTGATCCAAAAAAACTTTTTCGTTTAAAAGAAATTAGGCGTAAAAACCTTGAAAAAAATTTATTAGATGTTGAACTAAAAGGCTATGACCATTATGTTTTTATGAATGATAGAAACAAAGCACAGGTCGTAAGTAAAGATGGCGCATGGGTTACTGAACATATAAGAACAGCTATTTTAAAATTTAATTATGAAGTCGATAAATTAGAAAAATTAAAAGTCAGAGATTTTACAGATAAAGAGGTTATTGAATATGAAAAAACTTTTTTATCGGGTTAGTTTTTTTTTCTGCTCTTACTTGTTTAACAACAAGATTAGCTTCTAATTCAACTAATCTACCTAATAAAGAGGCAAGAAAAACATCTTGCTCCATTTGATGTCTTATCAAATGAGTGCAGTATCTTTTTATATTGTCATAGTCATTGCTTTTCATAATTTCTCTACATCTCATTTCAACTGATAGCTTTAGCTCTGTAGGTGCTTCTTCTATTTCAATATTAAGAAATTTTTTAATGTTCATTTTGCTGGAAATAATTGTTTTTCTAAAATATCTACTGCTCTGTCATCAAGATTATTAGTCGTTTGTTTGCAAATTGCTCTAAGAAGATCCACGATTAATCTTTTACAAGTTGTTGTCGTAAGAAAGCGTAATAATATAGGCTTTAAAATCTTAACCATGATTTGTGTGTTTTTCCAAACATAGCACTTATTATTGTATTTTGCCTTCTATTCTGCTAACCGCTTGCGATAACTTGTTTAATCTGTTGTATATATCTATTATTGTTTTTTCTCTTCGATTGCTCATATTAGACAACACCATTACAAAAGCGGTAGCTGCCGCACCTATTAACATCGCTTGTACTTCTGTCATTTGCTTAAATTCCTAATTATGTCTAGTATGACAAAAAAACAAGTTATGGCAGAAGAAATTAAAAAAGGTCCACTACAAAAACTGAAGGAAAACATTACTGATAAAGAAGAGCAACTAGCTTTTATATCTGTAATAGTGAGGCTCAGTGTCGTTGCTTGGAGTGGTTTTATAGTAAGCCTTAATTACATATCTTTACCCGGCTACAGTAACGAACCCAAGGATATAACTTTTCCTGCTTCACTTCTAACTGGGGCTCTTGCCAGCTTTGGTTTGGAGGGTGCTAAGAAACGTGGAGACGGTACTTTTAAACCTGACGAAAAGCCATTAAACAAGAAAGAAGTAGAAGCGTTACTAGCGTCACAGTCAGGATCTTACCAAACAGTTAGAATAGAGACACCAATAAAAATAATTGGTGCAGAAATAGTTGACCCTAATTCATCTAAAAAATGAAAAAGCTTTTTTTACTTGCAGCATTATTAATGCCAGCAGCCCATGCAGATTTAATGCATAAAATGACTAGTTCAACGCAGATTACAGTTGATGGAGCTTACACTATTGCTGAGCGAGGTGCTAGTACATATAGTGTTTCAGG